AATCGGTTATCTCATACTGCTAAAAATAGCAAGGGAATTAAACAATGTCAACTGAAGATGATCTAGTTAAACATCTTGATCAAGTTAATCAAGTAGTAGAAGAATACCTAAAGGGCAATGACCCTACAGTAATTTCAAAGCAACTGGACATACCAAGAACCAAAGTCGTAACCCTTATTAATGAATGGAAGGTCATGGCATCTGCCAACGACGCTATTCGTGCTCGTGCTAAAGAAGCACTTGCTGCTGCAGATACACACTATAGCAAACTTGTATCTCGCACATACGAAGTTATTGATGAGGCATCAATGACTAATAATCTTAGTGCAAAGACTGCTGCAATTAAACTTGTAATGGACATTGAGTCTAAAAGAATTGACATGCTACAAAAGGCTGGCCTTCTTGAGAACAAAGAACTTGCTGAAGAAATGATAGAGATTGAAAGAAGGCAAGAAGTTCTTGTGGGAATTCTTAGAGACATAGCGTCAGAACATCCTGAAGTAAGAGATATTATTATGCAGCGACTATCTGCTATTGCAAAGCAAAACGAAGTAGTAACGATTGTATCTGAATCAATTAGTGAGCAGTAATGTCAGACTTTGATGATTTTTTAGAAGTTCTTAAAAGCAATCACTTTGAAGAAACCCCAGTAAACGCAAAGACATTTGTTGAGTCTCCAGACTATCTTGGTCAGCCACCACTTTCAGATATTCAATATGACATTGTTGAGGCCATGAGCCAGATATATCGTAAAGAAGATTTGATAGACATAATGGGGCAAGAAGAAGGAACTCGTTATTATGAAAAATACACAAAGAATGAAATCATTCTGCAACTTGGCAAGGGATCTGGAAAAGACTTTACATCAACCGTAGCATGTTCATATATAGTATATAAACTATTGTGCCTTAAAGACCCTGCAAAGTATTTTGGTAAGCCCTCTGGAGATGCTATAGACCTTATCAATGTTGCTATTAACGCACAACAAGCAAAAAATGTTTTCTTTAAAGGTTTTAAATCTAAGATTGAAAAGTCCCCTTGGTTTGCTGGAAAGTATAATGCTAAGGCAGACTCAGTTGAGTTTGATAAATCAATTACTGTTTACTCTGGTCACTCAGAGCGTGAGTCACATGAGGGTTTGAACTTGTTACTTGCAGTGCTTGATGAGATTTCTGGTTTTGCATCTGAGGTTGGAACTGGAAATGAACAAGGAAAGACTGCAGACAACATCTACAAGGCTTTCCGTGGATCAGTAGATTCTCGTTTCCCAGACCTTGGAAAGGTTGTTTTACTTTCGTTCCCAAGATTTCCAGGCGACTTTATTTCAGAAAAGTATGATGCAGTGATTGCTGAAAAAGAATCAGTTGAAAAAACACACGAATTTATAATTAATCCATTACTTCCAGACACGGACCCAGATAATAAGTTTCAAATTTCGTGGGATGAAGATCATATAATCTCATACAAGTATCCAGGAGTGTTTGCACTAAAGAGACCTACATGGGAAGTAAATCCTACTCGCAAGATTGATGACTTTATGATTGCATTTATGACAGACCTTGGAGATGCAATGATGCGCTTTGCATGCGTACCAACTTTTGCTTCTGATGCATTTTTTAAGCAGGCAGAAAAAGTAAGAGCCTGTATGACATTAAGAAACCCAATAGATAACTTTAAAAGGTTTGACGAATCATTTAAGCCAGACCCTACTAAAAAATATTATGTTCATGCTGACCTTGCACAAAAACATGATAAGTGTGCGGTAGCAATTGCACACGTAGAAAAATGGGTAAACATACAAGTCATTAATAACTATGAGCAGGTAGCACCTATTGTAGTAGTAGATGCAGTAGCATGGTGGGAGCCAAAGGTGGAAGGCCCAGTTAATCTCTCTGAGGTTAAACAATGGATCCAGAACCTCAGAAGGATAGGGTTTGATGTTGGAATGGTTTCCTTTGACCGTTGGCAATCATTTGATATTCAAAATGAATTAAAGCAGGTTGGAATGAGAACTGATACTGTTTCTGTTGCTAAGAAGCACTACGAAGATATGGCTATGCTTGTCTATGAGGAAAGGCTTGCCATGCCAGCCATAGATTTATTATTTGATGAACTAACCCAATTAAAGATTATGAGAAATGATAAAGTTGACCACCCCCGCAAAAAGTCAAAGGACTTGGCTGATGCTGTGTGTGGAGCAATATTTGGGGCAATATCACATACCCCAAAAAATACAGACACTGAGGTAGAGGTTCATACTTTTAGGGATAGACCTAAGCGAGTTGACGAACTACCTGAGAACGTGATACAATATAAACCTAGCCAGATAGAAGAAATAAAAGACTACCTGGACAGACTAAAAACACTATAAAACAAGGAGAAATAAATTAAATGAACTCATTTAAGAAAATCGCACTAGCCATGGTTGCAGCCATGACTTTGGGCACAATCGTAGCAACACCTGCAAGTGCTGCTGTAATGACAGTCGCTGTAGATCTTGCTGGAACGGCTAACACAACCGCTTCATCAATCTCAACACCTGCTTCATTGCCAGTACCTGCAGACAACACAGTTGACGCTGCAGACGCACTTAAGTTCGTCGCAACAGTTGACACAGGAACAGTAGTTTCTGTTGTAGCAACAAACGCAACAATCGTGTCTGCACTACACACAACCGCTGCACCAGTAACATCGGCATCTGGATCATCAAGTTTATCCATTGCGACTGGTACAGGAACAACAGCAACGTTTTATGTATATACTAAAACGACAGCAATTGGAACAGTTGTTATAACAAACCAAGGTACAACACTTACCTACTACGTACAGGGAACTGCTGGTAAGATTAATACTCTTACAGTATCTGCTCCTGCTTCAGGTGCTGCTGGAACAAAGCAAGACATTTTAGTTACAGCAACAGACGTATTTGGTAATAAGGTGTCTGCACCAACTACTGGTACGTCAATTACTGCAACAGTGTTTGCTGCAACAGCAACACTAGATTCTGCAACAGCAGTAACTGGTCTTACACTTTCAAATTTTGGAGTTGCAAAGTTTACTGCAACACTTCCAACAACTGGAACTCGTGCACTTGTTATGTTTGCTCCAACAACTGCTGGAGATGCAACAACTGCTGATGTAGTTGGTTTGCCAGCACGAGCACTTGCACCATATGCAGAAATCACAGTTCGTGATCTAGTATCAGAACTTGCTGCACAGACTGCTGCTAAGGATGCAGCACTTGCTGCAAAGGCTGCTTCAGATGCTGCACTTGTTAAGGCAACAGCAGAGCACACTGCTCTAATTGCTGCTAAGAATGCAGAACTTGCAAAGTTCAAGGACGACACAACAACAGCAGTTGCTCAGGCAAAGGCTGCTTCAGATAAGGCACTTGCAGATGCAAAGGTAGCATCAGATGCTGCTCTTGCTGCTAAGGATGCACAGATTGCTAAGTTGACTGCAGATAATGCAGCAGCACTTTCTTCTTTGAAGAAGTCATTCAATGCACTTGCTACAAAGTGGAACAAGAAGAATCCAAAGGCTAAGGTTACTTTAGTTAAGTAATTAGTCCAACACTAAAGGGGTTACCAATTACGGTAGCCCCTTTTTTGTGCAATAAAATGGTATAATCATCCTATCAGACATGTCGTCTGCAAGGGGGAAAGGTAATTAAACGACTACTAAGAATAGTAACAGCCACAGTTCTAGCCTTTGGCTGGCTACTTATAGCCCCCCAGGAAGCCCACTCTGATGATCCACTCACAGTAGCAGCCCAAGAAATACAGGAACTTAACGATAGCGTAGACGATCTTGGCTACAAGGATGAATTTATAGATCTTATAGAGATAGCAGAAAATAAGTTTGCCTCAGCCACAAATGCGAAGGAACTTAAAGATGATGCCTATGATGCCCACGAAGATGCAGTAGAAGCAGAAGCCACAGCCTTAGAAGCAAAGAACCTTGCCCAATCAAATGTGGATGGGCAGACAGCCACAGTAGCCTTGGCCCTTGAACATAAAAACAATGCTCTTGAAGAAAGAAACGATGCACAGGATGCTCTCAGCATAGCCAATATTAATGTTCAAACCACACAATCTAATATGCAGAGTGCTGGAGGAACAGGTTTGGCATACACTGTTTATACTCTTGTTAGGCAGGGTAATGTTGCTACCCCAGGATCTGTTCTTTGTTCTGGCACCTGGAACTCAAACTCTATGCAACTTCCAGTGTGCGGAAATAGATATGAAAACTTTATAGTTAAATTTACTGGACAGATAACAGTCCCTTCATGGTTTACACAAACCTACTTTGCAGGATATACGGATGATGGTTTTAGAATGTATGTTGACGGGCAACTTGCTGTTGATAACTGGGTAGAGCAAGGGACAACTTGGAGCGATTACTCTCCCGTATATGATGTTAGTGAAGACAAAACTTTAGATGTAGAAATATGGTGGTACAACGGAGGAGGCCCTGGATCCTACCTTCTTGGCTGGGGAATCCCTGGAGGATGGACTGGTGCAGGTTGTGACTATGCTGGAAATCCAAGAGTATGGGGACAAAATTTTAGTTGTAATCTTAATACATTTTCTTCTGGATCAGGACCAACTCAATCACAAATAAATGCTTACAATGATGCTGTTGCAGCACAGGCTATAGCACAAACAAACTATAACAATAAATTGGCAGTATACAATAACAAACTAAGCGTATACAACTCTGAGAATACAACACTGTCATCAATGAATCAGGTTTTGCAAACCAAGACACAGGAACATCTTGATGCCATTTCAGATACAGAAGATGCTTTAGACTTGAAGAATAGCAGAATAGAAATATATAATCAGTCAATAATTGATTTAAATAATGCTATTGGTGATGCATGGGATTATTATTATGAGCAGGCACAAAGAGAACTTAATGCTGCTATTGCTCAGGCAGCAGCCAATGCTGCAGCCAATCAGCCTACCCCAGAACCCACACCAGAACCTTCTCCAGAACCAACCGAAGAGCCAACAGATGAACCAACTCCAGAGCCTTCGCCAGATCCAACTGATGAGCCTACAGATGAACCAACGCCTGAACCTACCTCAGAGCCATCACCAGAGCCTACAGTAGACCCTACAGAAGAGCCTACACCTGAACCTACCCCAGAAGTTACCCCAGATCCAGAACCAACTGAAGAGCCAGTTGTAGAACCTACTGTAGAACCTACTCCAGAACCTTCACCAGAACCTGGACCAAATCCAGAGCCAGAAGATAATCCTTGGATTGAACCAGATGCAGAAATCAAAGATGAAGTATTGGCAGCCCTCATTCCTAAAAAGGGAACTGGAACTTCAGAAGATTTATCTGGAGTTATTGCTAACCTTACAAGCAAGGATAATAAGTTAGTTACTCTTTCCCCTGAACAAATCACAGCAGTTAGTCAAACGCTTAAAGCATTGACACAAGAAGCAAAGCAAGAGGTTGCAGAAGACCTTGGTATTAAGGCTTCAGAAGTTGCACAGATTGCTGAGCAGATGAAGTCTAACCCAGTACTTGCAGAAGCATTTGTTGAGTTCGCAGAAAGAGCAGGGGATGCAGGAGAAACCCCAATGCCATTTACATTAGCAGATGCAGTAACAGAAGTACAAACAGAAGCATTCTTAGCAGACCCACTTGGAGCAGTATTTGAAGTGGATGTTACAGAACTCCTATCTAATTTCTCTGAATTAGGTATGGATATGACAGACGATCAGAGAGAAAAGGCCCAAGAAGTCATTATCCCAGTAATCATTGTTTCACAGATTGCAAATGTAATGATTGGGATGAGGAGGTAATATGAAAATAATCAAAAAG